TTTTTTATATACTGCATATCCTATTGTTTAATGTTCTTTTTCCTAACCAACATCGCAACAGTAAGATAGGCAGTTTTTTATTATGAGAAACAATCAAGCTAAACCTGGAATTAATTGGGCTGAAATACAAGCAAGGTTCAATGATGGTGAGTCAGCTTATTCATTAGCAAATCATTATGATGTATCAAGACAATCTATTACTAAGAGGGCTAGTAAGGAAGGTTGGGGAGGTGTGCAGCATAAAGTTAAGTTGGCAAGGAAGATAGTTAAAGCGACAACTCAAGCGACAACCAATGAGGATAAAGAACGACATACGACAACCATTGCGACAACTAAGCCGTTACATGTAAAGAAGTTTGGTAAGGATACTGTTGAGGTAAGAGAAGCAATCCTAGCATTACTAAGGGATGGGAATCCTAAGATGATAGCAGCACAAGCAAGTGGTGTGAGTTATGATAGTTTTAATCGGTGGGTTCAAAGAGATCAACATTTTGCTAGTTTGGTACGAGAAGCCGAAAGCGTGGCTATAGTTTCTAGGCTGTCCAACATCCAAAATGCAGGTAAAAGAGGTGATTGGAAAGCTGATAGTTGGTATTTAGAACGTACGCAGCGTGAGATATTTGGCAATAACGATAGTAAAAACAATGCGTTAGCAGTACAGATAAATATACACAGAGACAACCAGGTAGAGACAGTCGATGTTAGTACGACAGGTGCTAAACCTGTTACACTAGACGATTAAACTGTTGGTCAGCAACGATCACAGAATAGCCACAGACTATTACAGACTATTTCGATAAAATATAGCCCCCTATGGCATGACCCACAGCTAGGCTTTTTGCGAAGACGAAGACGATATGTAACCACGCACCCACGCACCAAAAAAATAAAAACCACAGGTTGCAGTCTGGTTGCATATAAAAAATTAACAACATTCTGGTTGTCGACAACCAATAGGTAACCAAATGGAAATGCAGAGTAAATTTGCCAGAAACATGATGGCCCAGAAGTTAATGTCCGAGAACAAGGACAATCCATTTAATTCTAGGTTCTTTCAGCCAAGTGATGCAATGCCACCTACAGGACAGGATAGGAGAAGTATTGCAGGGTTAGGATATTTTCTACCAGTAGATGTTCCTAAATATAGCCGAGAAGATGGCAAGGCTGATTTAAGTGATGCTAGATTAAGCACACCACAGCTATTTAAAGATATTTATAGTGGTATGATGAAGTTTGATAAAATAAGAAAAGGTGAAGCCACTCTTGATGAAATAAAGAAATTTGGATTTGATGCTTCTATGAATCTTGCAGGTGGTGGTATGTTAGGGTCTAAAATAATTCCAAATGCTGTTCCTCCTGGCAGTATTGGTGTTTTTGCAGGTAAGAGTGCCACTAATTTTCCTGCTAAGTCGCTTTTAAAAGAAACAGATGATAGTAAGTTTTTGCAGTTAAATAATGAATTACAAGTTGTAAAAAATGAACTAACAAAAGGTCGTATGAATTTAGGGGATGAAGCTACAGACAATTTACAAATAAAGAAAAAGCAAATTATTGATGAATTAGATAATGAAGCAATGAGGTTACTTAAAAACAAGCAAACTGAAACTGCTGATTTAGATAAATTTATGGAAAAACAAGATTACAGAACTGGATTAGCAAATCCTGTTAGTAGATTTGAAGGAAGTAAAAGAGAGTTTGGAACAGGGTTATTTCAACTACCAGATGGTCAATATAGATTTGAGATAGACGATACAGTTGCTAAAATGAAAAACTTGGATAATGTTTTTGTTAATCAAGGTGAATTTACTGAAGTTGTTGCTAATGTAGCAGGTGCTAAAAACATACAATTAGATGCAATGGGTTCTTTAAAAACATTTTTTAATTCCAAAAATGCAGTAAATTTATCTGATATTTTAAATCATAAAGAATTATTTGATAATTACCCACAGCTAAAAAATATCAAAATTGCTTTTTATAATGATCCTAATTCTCCGACTTATGGTGCATTTTACAGCCAAAAGGATTTTGGGTTTGATGGTATAAATATAAATGCAGGTTTTGGTAAATCAAAACTTGGAGATAATATAAATCTTGATACACCAGAAAACAAAGAAAAGATTTTAGATATTTTAGTGCATGAGATACAGCATAAAATACAAGATATAGAAAATTTTACACCTGGTTCTAATCTTAAAGAATCTTCAATAAAATTTCTTAATTTTAAAAATCGTGTAGAGACAGACAAATTAAATGCTTATCCAGAGTTTAAGCAATTTGACAATTATCAAAAAGAATTATCATCCTTGCGTGATGCACAATATCTAAAACAGCTTGATGAATTAGTGGCAAAAGGCTCTGGTTATCAACCAAGACAGTTATTTAACAGTTCAGACTGGTATCAGTTTGGCGATCAGATACGATCAGAGTTAGCAAAAGAACTTGGTTATACCTACCCTAAAGTCAAGAGTGCAAAAAGGGATGTTTGGATTAAAGGTGCTTTTGGAAAACTTAGAGATAAAGCCCTAAGAGAAATGAGATTAAATCTTTATAAAGGTAAGGGTGAAAACGTAGATGAGGTGTTAGACCAAAATTTTAGTTTGAAAGAACTCAAATCACAAATTGGAAAATTAGAAAGAAAACAAGATAAACATTTTAAAGGTTATTTAGAATACACAAAACTTAACAGAAAACTTGAAGCATTAGAAAATTTTGAAGCAGGTGGTCACAATCTGTTTAGTAATGATGCTTTTGACAAATACCAAATAATATTAGGTGAAGCAGAAGCAAGGGCTGCACAAGCCAGGCGAGGTAAAACTATACTAGATAATTCAGGTAAATATACAAATTTTGAAAAAACATATTTTCCATTCGATCAATTTAAGGAAGGTAAAATGGTAAGGCCACCATCATATTTTAATTTACAATTAGATGATTTAGTTACTTAATGGCCAAGAAGTTAATAAAACTAAATTACGATCCACAACCCAAACAGGCATTGTTGCACAAGTGTAAAGCCAAGCAGATATTGTTTGGTGGGGCAGCAGGAGGTGGCAAGTCTCATAGTGGTCGTTGGGATATTATTGGTTTCTGTTTAGAGAACCCTGGTTTAAATGCTTTTATTTTTAGAAGATCGCTGCCAGAGTTGGATAGTAACCACATTCAGCCGTTAAAGATGGAGATGCCTAGTGAGTTAGGCAGTTTTAATGAAACTAGGAAAAGGTTTGAGTTTTACAATAAATCGACCATTCAGTTTCAGTATTTAGAACGTGATAGTGATTGTGATCGTATTCAAGGAACAGAGATACATATAGCGTTGATTGATGAAGCAGGTCAGTTTAATGCGTATCAGCTAGGATATATTAAAAGTCGTATGAGATTAGGTTCATTTGAGCCAGTACAGAAAGATTATTTACCACGATTAGTTATGACGGCTAATCCAGGAGGACAAAGCCACAATTTCTTAAAAGCGTTATACATTGATCCATCGCCTAGTGAAACGTATTTTTACGATCATACGATGCGTGATCCTAACAATCCAAAGGATAAGGGTTGGTTATCGATGTATATACCTGCAAAGATGACTGACAATAAATACATTGATCCAAGTTATGCGAGTTCATTTAGTGGTTTGCCAGAGGAGTTAGGCAGGGCGTTAAGGGAAGGTGATTGGGATTTAGTAGTCGGCTCTTTCTTTGGTGATATTTGGAAACGTGATCTACACGTTATAAGGCCATTTGACATACCACAGCATTGGACAAAGTTCAGATCATTTGATTGGGGCAGTGCATCGCCATTTAGTGTTGGTTGGTGGGCTGTGGCACAAGGACATGAGACTATACCAGATGATGCTTTGATTAGGTATCGTGAGTGGTATGGGGCAGCAGGGCCGAATAGAGGTTTGAGAATGACTGCCGAAGAAGTTGGAGCAGGTATTAGGGCAAGAGAACGTGGCGATGGCAACATAGATTTTTCTGTTGGTGATCCAAGTATTTGGAAATTTGATGGTGGGCCAAGTATAGGCGAAAGATTAGGTAAGTGTGGTGTTAGGTTTAGAAGGGCTGACAACTCTAGGGTTGCAGGTTGGGATCAGGTACGGCAAAGATTGATGGGCGATGATGGAGTGCCGATGATGTACTTTTTCAAGGATTGTATTGATTCTATCAGGACATTACCAGTTTTAACACATGACAAACATAGAATGGAAGATATTGACACTACGCAGGAAGATCATAGTGCAGATGAAATTAGGTATGCCTGTATGAGCAGACCATTTACAAGACAAGCACCAGATATTGACGAGGATATTTGGCGAAAGCCAACCATAGAAGAAATGATGAGTGGTTTGGATAATGTTAGCCGACCAGGATCGTGGAGATTATAATTGGAATATGGATTTGACAGAGAACCCACTAAGAAAGCTGA